CGCCATGCTGATTCCATAATAGATAGAGGGCATATAACTAACACCCTGTTTATCTTACCTTGTTCTAGTAAGTAGTCCGATGCCCATATAGCACTGGCTGTCTTGCCTGTACCTTGTTCATTAAAACAAAATGATTTTTTATTTAGCGTAAAGAAACTTGCTGTGGATTTTTGGTGTTCGTATGGATCGTACCTACCTGTCCACTCATACTTACCTTCAATAGGTGAAGGCGCATTGATACCTATATTACGTAATACTTGCACTTCATCAACTCCCCAATTAACTAATACTTCATGTTCTGATAACTTCTTACTCTTTGGTATAACACTCGTAACCCGCCCGGGTGATCTAAGGTTAAGTAACAGTGCACGGTTATCTACTATCTTCAATTTTTATTCTCCATCAGTGAACCTCGTAAAACGGTGTCCGTTTACGATAACTTGTTACGACGTACATACTTACATTCCTTGCGCCCGGAAAAATAGCGCAAACCAAATAACCCAGATAACCCAAATAACCGTGGAACCCAGTGATGGCCCCGATGTCGCTACAGATGGGGCTAGGTCTGCTATGTGGGACTTTAATCAATACCCATAGCTGACTCGATTTTTGTGGTTATAAGCACCGCAAAGGAGGAGGAACGAACCACGTTGTTTAACGACGCATCAAGCTAAGCGTCTGACACACCAAGCAAAAACTATTTCTTAGGCTTATGCCCATTCCTAGATCTATTCTTACTAGGACTTTCTAATTTGTAACCATCTTTATTACTGCCACCGTTCTTTAACATCTTGTTGTGACTTATATCTTTACCTTTGCGTGCGGCTTTACCATTCTTTTTATCAAACGCACGCCTAGCACGTTGGCGTTCCATTCTTCTTTCAAAGGTTTCACTGCCAACAGGAGCATTAACTTGTTTTTTACGTTTCTTTCTCATCAGTGTCTACCATTATGCACGCATTCTGTAACAATGCAATGTCGTTTACATAACCCACTTTGGTGAGCATTCCATACATCTTTTTTCCACGCCTGTTCCATGCGGTTGTAATCAGCTAACCACTTTTCCCATAACTTACCAGCGGAGCTTGACTTGTAAGTATCACGTATTAACTCGTTACATACTACAAACAAAAGACCGCCACGTACAGTCTCAATTTCAGGAAAATGTTTAAATACACACAACGCCATAAGTTCTAACTGTCCCTTGTCAGCATAACGTGTGTTCTTGCTTGTCTTGTAATCTATTACCCAAGCAGTTTTGTTTTCTTCGTCAAGTATAACTAAATCAGCTATACCCCTGTACCAACAGTTATCGTCCCAGAACCCACAAGGTTCAAGGTCAGCCGTCAACCCCATCTCGTATTCACAAAGTTTGTTCCCCTGTTTCATGTTCAATGAATCTAGTGGGGCTTTTATATAATCGTACTCAGGGGGTAACGGCTTTCCATCTCGAATGTACTCCTCTGCCGCTTCGTGCACAGCAGTACCATAAAGCATCGCCTCAGTCTCAGGCTCTTTATAATCCTTCGCTACCTTTAGATGATAAAACTTCTTTGGGCATTGTTCAAAGGATTTAATTTTACTGAATGACCAAGGCGTTATGCTCATTACATGCTACCTACAGCCCAGATTATTGCTAGTACACCTAGACCTGCTACAAGAAGTTCAGCTTGCTTGAAAGTGCGTTCCGTGTGTAGCCATTCCATAACAGAGTTACGTGCCTCTGTAATATCCTCTTGTAGTTCATCAATAGCTTCATCAGCCACTTCATGTGCTTCTTTGATTGCTTTTTCTATTTTATCTTTAGCCATTATTCACAGTCTCCATAAGATTTACCAATGCCAGACTCACACGTTATAGGCATACCTTCTGCCCATGAAGGTGTCGTACTCATACAATCTTCTATGTATTGTCTAGCCTCTTCTAACTCATCATCAGGTACACAGCATACCACGGAATCATGCACTGTTAATACAGGCTTGTACCGCTTGGCAATAGCCAACATCTGTTCACCCATGATGCACCTAGCGATAGCTTGGCACACATTCTCTGTAACCTTACCACCGTAGATCCTTGTGCGACCACGCCTTGTCATGTAACTAAACTCTAAACCGCGTTCGCCTTGTTCATAATTTAAGTCACCATACCGCATACGCAGACCACTTGGCAACTTTATCGAGTTATCTCTGTAGGTAAGTAGGTTGTTTGTACCCACTGCACCTGCCTCTCCTCGAGACATACTCACTAACATGTTCTGACACTCACGCCAGAATTGAGCTATTCTCCAATTTGAATCTCTATAGATAGATATAATCCTACGTGCCTCATCTACTTCTATCTTTGTACCAAACGCTCCCAACTGCTCAGCAAACCGAACCGCACCCATGCCATAACCTGCACCAAGTATCGTACTCTTACCTACAAACCTCTGCTCTTTGGTAACGTCTTTCTCTTTGACGTTGTATATCTTAGATGCCATTTTGACATACACATCTTCGTTGTCAGCAAAGGCTTGGACTAGATCGTCTTGCCCTGCCAACCATGCAAGTACACGTGCCTCTATCTGCGATGAATCACAATCAACTAGTGTGTAACCTACTGGCGCGATGATACTGGACTTCAACTTCTTACCATTAGCACCGCGACTGGGTAGGTTTTGTATGTTGATTTTGTCGTCACCACCCCATCTACCTGTATGTGCGGCATAGTACCTCACTGGGATAGGTATTAATCCACGTTTAGCAATACCTATAAACCTCTCAGTACGTGATTCTTCTAACGTGCTCTTTGTACCCAAACGTGCAGTAACAAGTGCTTGTACCTTTGGGTCTTCGTGTTCTTGTAACGCTTTAAATCCCTCATCACTTTTTGCGAATGCGTAGGTTTCTTTGCCTGTTGTGAGACTTGTTTTCATCGGGGGATCGACATTCATTGATACCAGTAACTCGGCAAATTTGGGGTTACTCATTAGCTGTTCACGTGTGACACCACTTGACTCTATCAAATCTTCTTTTATCTTGATGGTATTTTCTAGGTGTTCTTGAAGTAGTCCAATGTCTAGGTCTAGCATTGGTTCGGTGAACATACGCAATGTCATGTCAATGATGCGCATCTCTTGTTTAGGAAAGTTCTTACCCATAAGCATAAACAACTTATAGGTTAACTCTACATCGTTGACACAGTAGTCACCGTATCTGCTAAGTTCTTCTGGTGTAAAGTCTTCTCTACGTTTACCTACGGCATTTAAAATTTCCGTGCCTTTAGTTCCAATATTATACCTTTTACTAAGAACGTGCAGAGATCCACCAACCTCGACACCGTGTAGTGCGCGAGCAATGCAAAGAGTATCAGCATAGACGCGAGGTTGTATATCAAAGAGCCAAGAAATAATAGCACCGTCAAACAAAGTGTTGTGACAAAGGAGCATAGCGTTGCTCCAATCAAAAGAATGTAGATACCTACTAATCTGCTCATGCGTACCACTTGCCCATTCAGTCTCACCACTATTCAGTTTAACACCTACACCGATCACCTCAAAGCGAGGGTCACGAATGTAGGCTTCCATTGTCATCTTACGTAGTGAGAAATCTTTGTCGTAGTACGTCTCAAAGTCTAACGTAATTAGATCCATTACTTATTCCGTTCTATAAGCAGATTGAGATACCATTGAGCCTTTTCTAAATCCTCAAGGGGCTTACCCTTGTACTCATAACGCCACATATATTTCATACAGTTACCCTTGAGATAACCTAGAAACGCGTTAGGACTCATACTAGACTCGATACCCTCAATACATTCTACTCCACCTGTATTGTAATGGTTCGGGTTATTGACTGGATCGTCACCCACCTCGTTCAAAAAGTTTTCATACTTCTCGATAAGTTCAGGGTGCTTCTCTCTTAATTCATTCCACTCTTGGGGGCTTGCATCTACCATAGTGTTCTCCTAAAAGTTTAATACAATGTGCTGTACGCCACGCGCCTTAGCACGACACAGATACTCTAACCAGTGAGAGTTTACTTCGTCACCAGTCTCATCTTCTAAATCCCATACACGCTTACGCTCTTTGCGTATTGCAATGTCAATGGGTTCAAGTTCAGCTTTTACTACAGGGTTTGATACTAATTCGGTCACAGGTCTAATTCCAGTTGGTTAGGGTCAGGTTCGGGTAAACCATTCAATATATATTGAAGGGTGTGTATTGTATCCTCATTGGTTACAGTAGCAATACCACCTGCTTGGGCGATTTGCTTTAACTCATTCTTCTGTAACTCAGTAGGCTTGTTTGTACCCGCCTTGCACTCTATACCAAAGAATCTTCCTTTATAACAACCGACTATGTCAGGCACACCACTTCTACCATACCCACCAGTTGCGGGATAGAAAAAGTATGCACCTATACTTCTTAGATAGTCGGCTACTTTTTTCTTGACCTTTCTTTCAGGGGTCATAGCCATACGTCACTCCTTACATTATTTTTGTTCTACAGTGTAGAACTTTTATTATTCTGGGTATCCCCAGTCGTACCTAACGTAATATACACTATCTGATAACTTAACGCCAACATCATATACAAAATCATTAACACCTAAGACATCTAACACAGCTACCCTATCCGCCACACTATCTGGTAACTCGTTACGTGGTATTGCGCAGGGGTGTCGTCCAAAGCTCGCGTCCCAAGGTGCTTGACCACGACTTACTCTCGTGGCTTGACTGGCATGTCTGTAGTGTACATCGAATGGGTGCATCTGTATCTCATCATTCTTTATCCACACACATGTCATGTACTCGTCATCTTCACCAAGTAGTTTATCGTACTCGTCAATGGCATCGTACAGCGTGCCTAGCTTTCTATCTAACTCCTCATCTACAGTCATCAACCCCATTCGGTGCATATCCATAACTGTTTGTGCTATGTCAGGCAATTGACCTGCAGGACTTACCTCGAATCCCACCTCGCGTGCTCGATTTGTACGCTCACTGCGTGTATCACCACGATGCTTCATAACTCTTTGTTCCACGTTATCATGTGTTGACCTAGCAATATCGGACATTGTATTGGGACGCAAGTATTTACGCGCATTGGCTACGGCTTTCGATATATTCTTGCTCGATAACGTGTGGTGGTCATCGGGTGAATTGTGTGGGCAGTATCGTTGGTTCTGTATGGCTTGACTCTGCACGTGGTATTGCAAGTTACCATCGTAGTACGTGGTACACAGTCTACCCATCTCACACAAATCATCGTTGTAAAACACCACTACCTCATATTTAGTTGTTGACACTGTAGTCATAACAAATTCTACGTTGGGTAGGTGCATCGTAGCTTTGTATACAAAGTCATCAAAGAACTGACAGAACTTACCCCACTCGTACTCGTGGCGTTTGTCGTTCTTCGTAGCTTCTCTCAAGTCTTTCACTGCACTTATTGGTCGTCCAGTATCACCCTTTTTGTGGTAATTTATCCTTCTTGGTATGGCGGTTAAAAACATTTCATATCTCCTATTTGTAGTCTTGGTACTTGATTTTGAAGTTGGCTAACTTGTCAACCTGTGACTTGAACCTACTCATAAACTTCTTCTCGTCTTCGGGTGGTGATGACGTTTGGGTCTGCCAATCGTACTCGGATATTTCACCCAGTATAGCTATGGCTACAGGCGAACGTCGCTCATCGGTAGGGTCTATCAACATATCACGAAACACATCACTGTCGGTTACCGCATCACCACACTGTTGTCGTATAAGTCGTTGGTGTTCCCAGTCGTAGTGATCGCGGTTCATCAATATGCTTTGCATCACCCAAGCCCATTCGGCATACTCACGTATAGCTTCGTAATACTTACGCTTGTCTGGACTAATCTTGATACGTGTTACAGG